GCTCTAGCCAATATGGTCTTTGCTTCAGATATTGTCTTAAGCTGTTGACCAGGTTTGAATACTAGATTTGGATTAATAGAAGCGAAGTTCTTAAGAACGTTTAGGGTATCATCACTAATTACCATTTTTATTTTCCTCATTCAAATCATGTACATGTAGTGCAATAATAGTATAGTGTAGAATTTTTAAAAGGTCTGCTCTATTGAGACCTTCTTTCTTTCCATACCTTTGTGCATACTTAAGTACATTTCCAATTGCAAAACCCATACCGTGGCCACAGTCAATAATGAATTCAGTAGACTGAAAATTATTTTTAGAGTAGTGACCTCCGTAGGTTTTATTTATATAATCAAGGAGCTCTTTTACAAGGGCTCCCTCATTAAACTTGTAGTTTATTTGCTCTTTCTTTCTAAACATTTTCCTCCTCTTCAGTAGTTTCAGATGTAAGTACACCGTCATCTACTTTTGAATATAGATCTAAAAAAGCTGCTTTTGTATCATCGTCAAATCTTGAGATACAAAGATCAATTGCTTTATCTCTTTTATCAAAGATAGAAAAAGTTTGTGCAATATGACAAAGTCTTCTTGTTGAAATAACTTCATCTACGCCATCATCATAATATGTTTTTCTAATAATGTCAGCCCATGTAACTAACTTATCAGCAAAGTCCTCATCAACAGAACCAAATTTTTCCATATGCTTGAGTACAATTTTCTTTTCAATATTTAAGCTAGGAAACTTTTGATCAACTGAGATAGTAAATCTTTCAAGGAATGCTTCATCAATAATAGAAGCTGCTGTAAATCTACCGTCTTCAGAACCTTTACCTTTTGTATTGGCTGTGGCAATTACATTGAAACCTTCTGCGGGTTTAACAATTTCACCAGTCTTTTTAACAAGAACTGGTTTGCCTTCGAGGATACCTTGAAGACACATGATTTTGTTAGTTGCTCTATCAATCTCATCAAGGAGAAGTATAGCGCCATTCTCCATTGCTTTGAGAACTGGACCTTTGGCAAAAACTGTTTCACCATCAATTAATCTGAAACCACCAAGCAAATCATCTTCGTCAGTTTCAGGATTGATTTGAACTCTGATAAACTCTTTACCAACTTTAGCACATGCTTGCTCTACCATGAAAGTCTTACCATTACCAGAAAGACCTGATATATATGTTGGATAGAACATGTTGGATTTGATAATTTTTACGATATCATGATATGCACCCCAAGCTATAAAAGTATCATCAAGTGTAGCAAAGTTTCTTTCTTCATTTACAATTGATTGCATTTGAGCTGCATGTTTAGGAATAGTATTAACAACTGAAGTTGAAGCTTGAAGCTCTGATCTAATTGGTTCAATAAGACCTGCAAGATCATATGTACCAATCTTGACTCTATTTTCTTCAGTCATAAGTGGATACCAATCTTTTCCAGTGTATCCAAATGCTTTTCCAATATCTACGATTGTAGATTTACGAAATTGAGTTGTGTCCGGATATTTCTGGGCTAACTCTTTTAAGATTATTTGTGTTGAGGCTTTCACGTTATTCATAATTTAATATTTCTCCTTATCATTAATTATAGTTTATTATACCACGTTTTTACTAGTCTGTAAATAGCTAGAATGAAAAAAGTTCGTCTTTTTTCACATTGCCACCGCTTTACCGAAGTTAGTAAGTAATGTTTTATTTGTCTTTTTAGATTTACTATATCTTTTAAACTGAGATGTAATTTGTCCTTTTGAGGCATCATCTGATATATCAAATCCATCATCATCTGTTGAGAAGTTCTTTCCATTCTTTACAATATAGAATTGATCATAACCAAGTTTATTATCAAATGTTACACATTTATGTTTAGAATATTGTCTATTAAATGGTTTGCGATCATCAATATCATAAACATATTCCCCTGATGCATCTTCGATTTTTCTCCAAAAGTTATATGAACCATCAGCAATAAAGAATCCAAGAGTACATACTCTATAATTTTTTTGTAAGTTTGTTAATAATGCTTTAGTAGCTCCACTTCCTCTACTTGGTAAATGAATCTTTCTTCCATCAACATGAATATTCATTTTACCATATGTATCACTAGGTATATAATTAACATCTCTACTTTTAAGAACATTTATATTATTTGCTTCACCATCAGATAAAATTACAAGATTCATTTTATCAACATTGTGTTTTCTTTTAAATGTTTTAATAAGTTTATGACTATGAATTAGAGCTTCATTTAATGGTGTTGAACCATAGTCCTCGTATCTACTAAGGATATCTCTTTCATAATAAGTATAAGATTCTTTAGCTAAATAAGATCTCAAAAAGATGTGGAATAATGCTTCATCATAGTCTGCTTTTTTCAAAGAAGATGAAATAACTAATGGCATTGAAAGATTTCCATGTGATACTTCGCTTTCTTTAGAATCAGCAAGGTTTAGAGCTGCAGCGTCATCTTCATAATAGTGAGCTTTAAATCGATTATTAGTGTTTGTAAATCCATAAACATCAAATGGAATATTCACAGCTTTACAAAATACAACTAAGTGAAGGAGTTGATCCATCACTTGACTAATCGTATTACTCATAGAACCAGAATAATCAATTAGCATCATCATACCATGATTCTTTGCATCAGCCAATCTTGTAACTCTAGCAAAGATATCGTCATTTGTTTTATATGACCATAATCTATTTATGTCAAGTGAACCTGTTCTAGCGGTTTGAGCTCTTGTATAGCGATAAGCTGCTTTTCTCATTTCAAACTCTTTCACTGCATAATTAACACTACGCTTTACATCTTTCATATGTGATTTGAATAACCTTTGATATTCAGGGTTATTTTTAAATTCTAACCATTCTACTTGCATATCTCTAGATTTTTTAAGATCAGCATAATTAATAACTAATTGTGCGGCAACGTCTTTATTAAATTCGTTGCCCACACTCACTTGGCCACCATATTCATCTCTTTCTAAAAGAGTATGTTCATTACGTCTGAAGTTCTCATCTGTTAATGAGACATCTTCGTCTTTATACGTTTTTCCATCTCTTCCAGTTTCTGAAGATTCCTCTTCGCCTCTATCAGATTCTCCTGCATCTCTGTTATCAGAGATAGAGTCTTCTTTTTGAGCTTCAGAGTTTCTATTAGGCTGACTTGTAGATTTGTCTCCATCTTCTTCTCCTTTAGATTCCATATCATCATGACCCATTTGACTAGGATCATCGTTCATTTCATTTTCTTGTTGTTCATTTCCACTAGATGCTGGTGCCTCTGGTGGAGTTAATAGTTCTTCTTGGTTTTCTTTTGTATAAGTAAGAATATCTCTACATAATTGAGTTACTTCTTCAAAGGTTTCTGTAGTCATTGCTCTATTATAATAGACAATTTCTTCATCAGTAAATGGTACATCAATATGATCACCAATTTTTGCTTTAAGATTAATTTTATCAATAAGTTTAATTGAATCCCATTCTATATTTGAAAGATCGCCAAAGAATTCTTCGTCAAATAGTTTTTTATATCCTCTTGACATTGGTCCAATAAGACCTGCATAATTTTGTTTAATATGTCTTTCAATACGAGCATCTTCAATGACATTAATATAAGATCTTGGACAACCTTCGAGTTTTTCTGGGCTATCATGCCAACCCTCAAAAGGTGTGAATAAAGCATGACCAACTTCATGACCAATTAATAAATCAGTGACATCTTTACCCATATCTTTCCATTGAGGAAGACCTAATATACGATCTTTGATATCAAACCATGCAGTCTGGTAGTTGCCATATTGCACAGTAATGTTTTCTTTTGCGAGTAGTTTTGCTAGTGTTGATTTATGAGTTGCCATTTATTTCCTTATCTTATATATCTATTATACACCCAATTGGCGTAGATGTAAATAGCTAGAATGAAAAAAGTTCGTCTTTTTTCTTTATTTATTATAAAATCCTTCCAATAACACTCGTTCTACATTTTTTCTATACTTACAACCAATATATTGAGACTCAAAGTATTCTCCTGTTTGTGGTATTTCGTAAGCTATCTTTAATGGTACACCAAGATTATCGGATTCATAATTTTCATATGAGGTGGCTAAAACTGTTCTATCATGTTCGTATATAAAATTCCACCATTCTTTAGCACAAGACCATTCTGTTTCAAATAATTCTTCAACCCAATCGGCTCTTTTGTTTATATGAGCTCTTTCAACAGATACAACATCTTTCTTATTTGGTATTCGTTCAAAATTAATTAATGCAAAAGCATTTAATGCTTCTTGAGTAATACCAACGACTCTCCAATTACCTTTACTATATGCTCCATATAACGAGGTGAATGTTCTAACTAAATGAGTACGATTTGCATACTTTGCTTTAGCCATTGGTTTGAATATTCCAAAAAATTCTTCTAGTTTTTTACGTTCCATAATATTAACTGGAGCCACCCGCCAGGATCGAACTGGCGACCTGATGATTACAAATCAACTGCTCTACCATCTGAGCTAGGGTGGCTATTTAATTTTTGAGAAGTTTCGATCTTTAAAGAATTCAATCTTACTTCTGAATTTATTTTCTAAGATATCACCTTTATGAGATATAATGAATACATTAGATCCATCGTCCAATGTTTCAAGTATCTTTGTAAGGTTGTCTATACCATCATGATCTAAACTGGAATCAAATGTCTCATCAAGAATAAGCAGATTAGATGCTGCACTATTCTTCATTTTGGCAATTTGTCTCCAAGTAAATAGTAATGATAAATCAATTCTCTGTTTCTCGCCTTCTGAGAACGAGGCATAGTTAAATGAGTCACGATGTCTTGATCGTATTGTTTCATTAAAGTTTTCATCTAAATGAAATGATACAAAGAAATCTAATACTTGTAGGTAACTATTAATTAATCGATTCATAACAGGTAAATATTGTTTAATGACCTTTGTTTTAATACCAGTATCTTTTAACATTTCACCTATGACTTCATTATATGTTCTTTCTTCTACATATTCAAGTTTCTTTTCAGTTACCCTTTCCTTTTTCTTTCTCATAGAATTGAGTTCACGCTTAGCTTTTGAAACGTCTCCACTCTGTCCTTGAAGATTATTAATTTCTTTTTGTATCTTATCAATCTCTTTTTGTAATAAAGTAATTGCATCATTATTACTATTAATACGATTTTGTTTTTGTCTTAGCTTATTCAAATTATTAGACACTTCTTGCTGATTAGCTTTAAGCTCTCCAATGTTCTTTTGAAGATCTTCTTTTGCGTCTTGTATCTCTTTTGCTTTAAGCTTAATTGATTCAATCTTTTCTTCTTTTTTAGCTTCTTCAATATCTTGATCGCATGTTGGACAATGATTATTTTCTTCATAAAATCGGGATTCAGATACCATTGACTTTATCTTTTCATTAAACTGAGTATCATATGAATCTAGCTGAGACATCTTTTTAATTAATTCAGTACTATGTTTTTCTTCAGCTGTAATTGAAGTAGCAAGATTTTTACCAAGCGTTTTACTTTCTTCAAATAATCGATTAATTTCTTCTTTATGAGTATCAATACTAGATTGTTTCTGAACTATTTGATCATCATTTAATTCTTGTAAATCCTTTATGTATTTTGATTGGCTATCTATTTTTGTTTTGTAAATATCAATCTGATGATTTATATCTGTAAGCTCATCTTTAATTTTTGAATTACGTTCCTTTAATAACATATTCATTTTTGAAAAGATATTAATATCCAATAAATCTTCAATAATGTTTCTTCGTGACCATGTTGGTAGTTGCATAAATGGAATAAATGAGCTACTTCCTAATACAACTACCTGATGGAATGATTTATGATTGAGTTTTAATATATTTTGCTCTAAGAATTTTTGATAATCTCTGGCATTAGATGCCTGATTAATAAGGTTACCATTCTGATAGATTTCAAATTTAGCTGGTTTAATTCCACGCACAATCTTAAAATCTGCTGTTCCAATTGTAAACTCTACAGTCACAAGTGTACCTTTCTTATTGATACTATTAATCATTTGGTCTTTTTTGATATCTCTATGAGGTTTACCAAAGAGTGCAAATGATAAAGCATCAAGTAAAGTTGATTTACCTGCTCCGTTTGTTCCTACAATTAATGTTGTTGGTGATCGATCCAATAATATTTTAATAGGATCATTTCCGGTGGATAGAAAATTCTTCCACTCACATGATTTAAAATGTATCATACTACTTCTAAGTTTTGTGCTTCAGTATAAAGCTTTCTCAATTCAACCTTTAGATGTTCTTTATCTAAATCAGTATCTACAGCATCAACATAAGAATCAAGTAGATTAGTAGTATCTTCAAGGGATATTTTCTCGTCTTCTACGCTTTCTCCCAGATACTCTTCAAAGCTTTCAGCTATCTTGAGTTCATATGTTTCTATATTCTGTAATCTATCTACAAATTTATCAAACATGTAAAGATCATTTTTATTTATAACAATCAACTTAATAAACTTTTTCTCATATTGAGAGACATCAATTTTATCATAGTCAGTTTTGCTATCATCATATATTACTTTCTTAAACATCGTAATTGGATTACGAATTGCTTCTACCTCTCTTGTCTCAGTATCGAGAACATGAAAGTATTTTGGATCATCTACATCTGCCCAAGTAAACTCCATTTGTGAACCTAGGTAATGTACATTTCCTTGATGTGACTTAGTGTGGAAATGTCCTGATAATACCATTTCAAATTTAGAAAAGACCTCAGCATTCATACCATGTGGATTAGGCATTCCAGCCATCATATCAAATCCTTTTAACTCTAAATGAGCACCAAGAATAGATGCACCACATTTTTGAGCCCATTCAGTATATTCTTTATAATTAGAATTATTAATCCAAGGTATTACTGCAACTTTACAACCATCATAATCTAATACTGTTGGTTTCATACAAATATTTACATTAGATGTAAAGTAACCAAGCAATTCTTTTAACGAACAAAGTTCATTTGTATTTTTAAAGTATACGTCATGGTTACCTGGAATGATATCCATTGTCATACCAAATTTTTTAAGTGGTTCTAAAAAATGTTTACGATTAGCATTAAGAGCTTTAAAGTTAACAAACTTACGATGCTCATAGTAATCTCCAAGATGTAATACATTCTTTATACCATGCTCTTGGCAATAAGGAAAGAATACTTCTGAATAGAATCTATCCTGATACTGTAAAAAGATATCTGAACTATTTCTTACACCACAATGTGTATCATTCAGTATTGCTACTTTCACGTATCATCCTCATTCTTTCTGCAAACATTTGTCTTTGAAGTTTACCTAATCTTCTTCCTGAGATTCGGATTCTCTCCATAGTCATTGCTAGTTCTTTTCTTTTTGCTTTACGTTTAAGTTCTTTCTTAAACCTTACTTTATTTCTTCGGATTTGACCGACTCTTTGTTTTTCACTTAAATGTTTCATGACATGAATAACTCCAGCTTTTCAGCTTCCTTTTCCTTTTTAGCAAATTCTTTAATAGCAGTATCTTTTTGACGCACTGTACTAATTCTTTGTCTTAGTGTATCAACATATGCCATTGTTTCATTTGCTGTATCGTTATCCATACCCATTTGTACGAAATCTTCAATACCCATTTTCTCAATGAATCTAAATTTGATATCCTGTTGCTTTTTCTCTTTTGTAATTCTACGGATAAATGCAAAATAACAAATTTGAGTAAAGTAACTAAAGGCATTAGGTTTACCAGTTCTTGTTGCAGTTTCTATATTATAGTTACCAATTGCTCTTAAACAATTTTCAACTGCATCCATAACCATTTCTTCTCTATACGTGTATCTTACAAAGTTTGGTCGATGTGATAGACCCTCTGCAATTCGTATAAAACAT